CTTGTCGTGGCTGGTGTCCAGTCACATCGTGTGACCATAATCAAGGAGCTAAAAATGCTTAATAAGAGAAAGAAAACCAAAGCTGCAAGAATTCGTTCGTTCATTGCGGCAAACCCCAACGCAACTGCTAAGTACATCGCCGATCAGGTGGGCGTACCAATACAGAGCGTGTACAACGTGCAACACAAACTGCGCAACCCAGTGACGAAGAAATTCATGGGGGTAACTATGGCTGCAGAAGATATTGCTAAGTTGACTGACGAGCAGGCGTTACGCCTTGCAGATAACCTTAGCAAACCCAAGATGCGTATGCTAAGCGTTTCCACGTCAAACAAATCAATTAAACCACTGATCATGGAGTTCACACCACCACCTGACCCAGTCAACAACCCTGCTCACTACACAGAGGGCGGCATCGAGACTATTGACTACATCGAGGCAAAGGGCTTGGGCTATCACCTTGGCAACGCGGTGAAGTACATCAGCAGGGCGGGCAAGAAGGGCACGAACCAAGGGCTCGAGGACTTGCGTAAAGCCCAGTGGTACTTGGCCCGAGCCATCGAGAAGAACGAATACGAATCGCCTAAACGATGAAAGCTGTTCTGGAGTTTAGCTATCCAGACGACGAGCGCAAATTACTGTACGCCCTCAAAGGACAAGACATGTACGTTGCGCTCGCCGAAGTACGGATGCAGATCAATGAGGAGTTCCGCCACAACGCAGACCCCGTAGCAGTGCTAATGCGTGTGCGGAACATAACTGACGACATCTTTCGTGAATTGGGGGACTCATGACTAAAGACATAGAACTTAAAGTTGTGTTTGCTAAAGGAAGCATGGACGACTTTGATGGTACGCAAGAAGAGCTTGATGCTCTTGTAGCCGAGATCAAAGAGATGGTTGCCAACGGTGCTTTTGAAGACGCTATTCCAATCACAGAGGAGGAAGAGGAAGAGTTCAAATTGATAATTGCAAAACAGAAGGGGTTGCAATGAACAAAGTATGTAGTTCTTGTAAAGAAGAAAAACCTTTTGAACTGTTTCGTTGTTTGTCAAGAAGCAAAGATGGGTACACAGGCCGTTGCAAAGCTTGCATAGGCATAAAAGACAAACAATACAACGCCGTATTGTCAGACGAAACTCGCAACAGACGAAAGGATCAAATCCGTGCTTGGAGAGTCAAGAACCCTGAGAAAGTTAACAAGGCAGGGCGCGACTATTATGCACGAAACAGAGAAGCCGAGCTTGCACGCATCAAGAAGTGGCGGGAAGAAAACAAAGATCGTGTGAGCGAAACAAGCCGTAAGTGGCGGGAAGAAAACAAAGAGTATTTCTACGCAAAGGTAGAAGCGTGGCGGCTTCAAAACATGGAACGCGTTGCCGCAAAACACAGAGAGTGGGCAAAAAATAACCCAACTAAAGTGAAGGAGTGGACTAAAAAATGGAGAAGTAAAAATCCTGACAAAATAAAAACCATGGATAAACGCGCTCAAGTAAAACGGGTTGAAAACTTGACAAACAGATACATTAATGACTTGTTTAAAAGACAGGTGGGTGTAACGTCTATTAAAGTACCTCCCGGACTAATTGAAGCAATGAGAGTAAATCTATTTATTAAACGTAAACTAAAGGAGCTATCAGCATGAAACATATCAGTGAATTAACAACAGAACTATCCGCACTATACGAAGGACTTAAGACCGGTGCGATAGACGTAAAGGTTGCCACCGAGATGAATAACACAGCAGGGAAGATCATCCATGCACAGAGAGTGCAACTAGAGTATGCCGATCTCCGTAAAGAGCAGCCTGACATTGACTTCATGAAGACCAAAGCTAAACCAAAGGCAAAGGTGGAAGCATGAACAGCGAAATACCAACGGCATTTCCTTGGGCTCACGGCAACGTAACTTGTACAGGTATGGGTTTGCGTGATTATTTTGTGGCTAAAGCTATGCAAGGTTTTATAACTGGGGATTACGATTTGTATCCACATGAAGCGGCACAAAAAGCGTATGGAATTGCGGACGAAATGATAAAGGCAAGGGGGCTAGCATGACAGACGATGACGATATCCAAGACTACGTTTCTGATAAGAACATAAACGACATACGCAACCAAGTACTAGAAGAGGTTGCACACGAATTTGAGTGTATGCGGATTGCTTTTGGCGATACAGCCGCTTCGTTTGCGCAGTACGTAAGGGAAATGAAGTATGCCAAGACCAAAGCCCCCTGAGCCACTACTAGGAAGACAAGTCCGAATGTCGGACAGGCAGTGGATTATTTTGAACCATCTTGGCGGTGCTGAGTGGTTAAGAAATTTGTTAGATAAGAAAGACCCATTTCCTAAAAAATACTATGATGCAGTTTTAAAAACAGGAGGCCCAAATGCCGTATGTAAACAAACCCCGCCCATACAAAAAAGAATATGACCAACAACAAACTAGAGGAGAGCTTGACGAGCGCATGGAGCGCCAGCGTGCCCGTCGCAAGATCGACAAGACCGGAGCTGACAAAGACAACAACGGCAAAGCTGATCGACGCGAAGGAAAAGATGTTGCTCATATCAAGGCACTATCTAAAGGTGGATCAAATAAAAACGGGGTGAAGATCCAATCACCCAGTAAGAACCGATCCTTTAAACGAAACCCAGATGGCTCAATGAAATAATATGCAAGTATTGCAAGACCGCACCTTAGTGGTCAGGACCCGCTTTCCCGCTCGCATCACCGAGACCATACCCGCAAGCAATGTGGTGAAGGACCTTGGCGAAGAACGCTACGAAGTGGAAGTACCGTGGGATTGGGACAACGCTGAGAAGCTGACGCACATGCGTATCAAAGATGTGCCATCGCCAATACAGCGTGACTACAAGTGGCCTCGGCCTATGGGCTTTGAGCCATTTGACCACCAGAAAGATACGTCATCGTTCTTGTCACTGCGCCGCCGCGCCTTCTGCTTCAACGAGCAGGGCACAGGCAAAACGGCATCAGTGATTTGGGCGGCTGATTATCTAATGACGTTGGGCCTCATCAAGCGAGTGCTTGTTGTATGCCCTTTGTCTATCATGCAGTCTGCATGGCAGGCTGATCTGTTTAAGTTCGCAGTGCACCGTTCAGTTGACGTAGCCTACGGCGATTCAGCTAAGCGGGCGAAGATCATCAGCGGCCCCGCTGAGTTCATCATCATCAACTACGACGGCGTAGCCACCATAGCTGACCACATGCTGAATCACGGTAAGTTTGATCTGATTGTGATTGACGAGGCGAATGCCTATAAGAACGTACAGACTAAGCGTTGGAAGTTGATGAACAAGTTCGTTGCTCCTAGCACTTGGATGTGGATGCTTACTGGCACACCAGCCGCGCAATCTCCTGTTGATGCTTACGGGCTAGGCAGGCTGTGCGTACCCAGTCGTGCGCCACGTTTCTTTGGTGACTTCCGTGAGGCAGTCATGCAGAAGTTTGGGATGTTCCGTTGGGAGCCACGCCCAGACGCAGAGAAGCAAGTGTTCGAGATGTTGCAGCCAGCCATTCGTTACGAGAAGGCGCAGTGCTTGGATTTGCCAGAGGTGACGTACGTCAATCGTATTGCACCACTTACGCCTTCACAGAAGAAGTACTACAAGGAGTTGAAGAGCCAGATGCTTCTTGAGATGGCGGGCGAGGAGGTCAGCACGGTCAATGCTGCCGCTAAGATGAACAAGCTGCTACAAATTTCTTGTGGCGCTGTGTATTCAGATAGCGGTGCAACGATTGAGTTTGATGTGTCCGACCGACTGCGTGTTGTGCAAGAAGTCATTGACGAGTCAAGTCATAAGGTGCTGGTGTTTGTGCCGTTCCGACACACCATCAAGCTACTGCAGGACTACTTAACAAAGAATGGCATAACGTGTGATTTGATTCATGGCGATGTTCCTGTGCATAAGCGCACTGCTATCTTCAAAAACTTTCAAGAGAAGCAGAACATTAAGGTGCTCATCATTCAACCACAAGCCGCGGCTCACGGGGTTACCCTAACTGCGGCTGACACTATCATTTGGTATGCTCCTGTTACGTCCACTGAGACGTACCTACAAGCGAACGCTCGCATTGACAGACCCGGACAGAAAAACACGATGACCATCGTGCACATTGAAGGCAGTCCTGTCGAGAAGAGGTTGTACGCTATGTTGCAAGGCAACATCACCAATCATGAAAAAGTTGTAGATTTATACAAAAAAGAGTTGACTGAGACTTGACAAAGTCCAGAACAGCCATATAATAATAGTTCACCAAGGAGAAAGTATGGAAGATAAATCCATGGACAAACTGTCTGACGCGTACATGAAAATACGCTTGGAAAGAGACCAGCTCAAGCTGGCATACGAAGCTGATGATGCAGTGCTTAACGAGGCACTGTCTGGCATTGAGAACCAAATGCTAGAGATCATGAACACGACAAATGCAGATAGCATTTCGACACGCGGAGCTACAGTCATTCGTAGCGTACGCAAGCGATACAACCCAACTAACTGGGACGCAGTCTATAGCATGATTGCAAAACACGATGCCTATGGATTGCTTGAGAAGCGTATCCACAACGGCAACATGAAAGATTTTTTA